GCCGCCGACACTCGGCAGGTCGGCGGCGGGCCGTTGGGGTGCGTCAGGCCGCGATGACCGCGTCCTCAGTGGGCGGGCCGAGCGGCACGACGCTCTGGGTGATGGCGTACTCATCGAACTCGCCATCACCGGTCGCGCCGCGGTTCTGCGGGCCGAGACGGACGTGCCAGATGTCGACCTTCTGGGCGACCGCGTAGCCGGCCGTCTGGGCGTTGAGGCCCTTGCGGACCACGAGGTAGACCTCGGTGCCCTCGGTCAGCGCCGTCTTCGCCTTGTTGGCCGGGTCAGTGTCGGGCGCCTGCGGGTCGTAGACGTACTGCAGGTCGGTGACCTCATAGGTCGTGTTGCCGAACTGCTGGAAACGCTGCGTCGAGCACAGGCGCGAGGGAGCCTCGCCCTTGTTGGTGGTCGAGGAGCCGACGCCGCCGCTGTAGAGGTAGCACGAGATGTTGACGCTCGTGGTCGCGTCGATCTCGGTCGCCAGCGACGGGGCGCTGAGGTCGGAGATGGTCTGCACGGCAACGACGGACGTGTTGCCCTGCTGCTTCACGGCTTCCGGGAAAACTACGGTCACTGGTCTGATCCCTTCTCATCAGGGGCGGACTCAGTGACCGCCGCCTTCTTCTTGGCCGCCGCTGCTGCGACGGACGTCTTCTGCTTCCGCGGCCTGCCGTTCGCGCGGGTGGTCGCGCGCAGGCTGCCGTCGGGGTTGTGGGTCGGCTCGTCGAGGACGTCGAGCTCGTTGGCCTCAGCGAAGGAGCGGCCGACGTTCTTGTCGACGTCGCCGATCCGCACGCGCACAAGGTCGCTCATGGCGACTCCTTCGGGTTGGGGTCAGATCACGTAGGTGTAGAGCGTGAGGCCGGAGAACATGCCGGCATCGGGGCCGATGTCCTCCGCGGACTCGAACCGGATCGGCGTCGTCTGCCGCCCGTCGATGGTCAGGACGACGCCGTCGAGGGCCGTGCCTGCGCGGGATCGCATCTCGCGGGCGTTGGAGACGGTCTTCGCGACCGCGCGCACCGCGATCCGGTAGCCGACCGTCCCCGTGCGGCTGTCCGCGCGGAAGGCCCCACCGAAGCGGCGAGTCACGCCGACCTCGTTGTAGTAGGCGGGCAGCGCCTTGGGCAGCTCGTCGAGGTCGTAGGGGTGCGCGTCAGCGGCCGTGAGGGCGGCCAGGATCGCAGCGACCTGCGTCTCCTCGCTCACCAGAACCACCGATCGGGCAGCCGGGAGACCTCTTGTGCGAACGACGGGCCGATGAGGTCGGCCGAGCGGACGAGGTTGAGGTGGGCCGGATTGTTGCGCGAGCCGTTCTCGAGGATCGGCGCGAGCTCACCCTGGCCGCGATGCTCGGGACCGTACTCGCCCGAGATGCCATTCACGCCGCCAAACGACACAATGCCGTTCATCTTCGACGTGAAGGTGCCGGGGTACTTCCGCGCGTGCTTGCGAGACGACACGCGGGCGTAGTCCTTGGCGACCGTGTTGCCGACCTTGATGCCCTCGCGGACAGTCGAGATCATGTCCCGCATGGCGCGCGGCGGGATCTTCGCCATGTCCGAGGCGAGGTCATCGATCCCGCTGATGACGATGATGCGAGCCATCACGCCTCCTCGGGGACTACGACCTCGGCCACGTCGAGACGACGGGCGGTGGCGAACGACTTGGCCGGCACGCTCACCACGCGCCAACGACGACCCAGCAGCGACGGGTCAGACGCCGAGCCGACCGCGATGCACTCGAACTCCCAGCCGATCGCGGGAAGCGCAGACGAGAGTGGGATGTGTAGGCCGCCCTCGAGGACCGGACGCTCGACGTCGCCGATCGTGACCGTGCGGCTGGCCGTGTCGCGGGACTGCGCCGAGGAGCCCGCCAGCTTGCCGAGAGTGTCGTACTGCGGCTCCCAGAAGTCCTCCTCCAGCCCGCCCGAGGTGATGACCTCGGAGGCGTAGGCGGTGAAGGTGTCGAGCATGAGGGACTCGGCCTCAGCCCGCAAGAACGGCAGTTCCGCCTCGATCGCAGACTGGAGCGTCATGCGATGTCCAGCGGCGACGAGACGCCGATCGTGTAGGCGCTGCTCGAGCGCGCAGGGGATAGCAGCGACCAGAGGTCAGAGCCGATGTCGTCGACCGTCATAGCCGTCTCATAGCGACGCGTGACTGTCCCGTCGTCCACGCTCACGGTGATGCTCGACTCGTCACGACCAGCGCGGCGCACCCTCTCGGCGACCGCCTCGGTCTCGACGTACTTGAGCACATCCTGGTCGAGCAGGCTCGGATCTCCCAGGCGGCTGCGGACGGCCATCTCGGCGCCCGTCAGCCAGTGTTCGATCTGAGCCTGCTCGGCCGTGTCGGAGATGGTGCGGCGCAGCGCAACGCCAACGTCTGTGTACGTAGCAGCGGCCACGCCGCACCTCCTCCGGTCAGGACTTCTTGGCAGCGGCCCGCTTGGCGGGCGCCTTCTTGGCAGCGGCAGGCTCGGCGTCCGTCTCGGGCGCCTCGTCCGCAGCAGCCTTGCCGGCCTCGGCAGAGCCGGGGTCGGACAGGCCGAGGTCGCCACGCGCGTCGAGGTCGGGGACCTCGGCCTTGGTGGCTTCCGCGGCGGTTGCGTTCTCGATCAGACGGGCCGAAGCGAACTCGCTCTCGCGGGTCTCCTGCTTCGACACGTCCTCGACGAACACCTCGCCAGGACGGACGCCCGCGGGACCAGAGGCGTGGATCTCCGGGGAGACCACCTCCGGGCCGTGGGGGTTGCCGTCACCCGCGTTGATCGGGGCAAGGAAGTCGGTCGGCTCGGGGTCTACGGCTGCGTCACGCAGCCGAGTTCCGATGACCTCCTCCGTCACCTCGCGCGGGTCGGGGTGCTCGGGCGACTCGACCGGGTTCTCGACCTTGCCGGACACGGAGTAGCCCGCAGCCCGGTAGTAGTTGAGAGCCGACTCGTCGTCCACGTCGGCGACGCCGTTCTCGAACACGGCACCGCCCGGACCCGGACCGTTGTAGTCCTTGTTCGGTGCTTCGACCTTCGCCATCGCGTCCTCCTTGGTTGCGTTCGGCAGATCAGGAGAGCTTGATGTTGCGGCGAACGGCCGCGCCCTTGGTGGCCTTGAGCGCCACGGACACGGGGCCGAGCTCGACCTCACCCGTCTTGACTGCACCAGCGGTGGTGAAGTCGGGCAGCCAGGTCTTGATGAGCGGCTGACCGGCCATCGACACGCCGTGGAAGGCGTCCAGACCCAGACGCACCGCGTACAGGTCGGTGTAGTTGCCCGCGACCGAGTTGACGGTCTTGCTGGTGACCGGGATGACGTCGGTCGAGGTGCCGGCCTTCGTGCCCATGTCGACGAGCACGACGTTGCCGAACTGCTCGACGAGGATCGACCCGTTGGGGTCGTTCTCGTTGATGATGACCGGGCTCGAGGTGTACATGTTCGCCCGACGAGCGACCGCCCGCAGCTTCGACAGGAGCTTGCTGTTGCCCAGGAGGGCGGTGGCGGGGCCGTTCAACAGGTGCACCAGCTCGTCCACGATGTCGAGGGCGGCGAACGAGGTGTCGTTGCCTGCGGCGATGGTGGACCAGTCGGTGCCACCAGCGGCGCCGAGCTCAGTGGACGAGCCGGTGAGCGCCTTGGACAGGCCGTCGAAGCCGTTGGCGTCCACGGCGGTGTCACCGTTGATGACCGCGTCGTTGAACGCGGCGTTGGCGCCCGCGACCTTGTTGACGATCTGGAACTCGGTCTCAGCGGCAGCGGCCATCGCGTCGAGGACACGGTCGATCTGGAACGACCCGCCCAGCGGCTTGAGGTCGGTCGTGAACCGCTGCTTGGTGACTTCCTGCGGGGTGTACTCCGCGTTCAGGGCACGGAAGCCAGCGGTGGCCTGCGTGATCTGGCGCTGGTAGCCGTAGGTCAGCGTCCCGCCCGCACCGGCGCCGTTGACGACGTCGTGGAAGGGGAGGTTGGCGACGAGCCAACCCTGCTTCTGGAACTCGTTGATGACGTGGACATCCACGTCGTCCGTGGTGTTCAGCTTCGCCTGAGCGAGGGTAACGGGCATTACGATTCTCCTTCTTCGGTCTGCCCGTAGCTCCTACGGGTCAGCGACGCTGGGTGGCGATCTTGTTTGCGATCGCCTCACCCATCGAGCCGGCACCAGTCGGTGCCGGGGTACGGGGTCCGCCAGGGAACGGCGGGGTGGTGGGCGTCTGAGACGCCTTGAACTTCGCGTTGCCATCGACGGCGGCCTTGATGGCAGCACCGACAGCGGCGGCGTCGTTCGGGTCGATGTCCTTGAGGCTGGCGAGGAATGATGCGGAGTCGAGCAACTCGTCGGCGTTCGCCTCGTGGGCGCCCGCGTTCTTGTAGACGGCGAGCTGGACGGCTGCCTCGCGGGTCTTGCCCTGCTCGGCGGCGATCTGCGCCGCCAGAGCCTCGGGGTCGGGAGGCGTCTCGGGGTCCTGCTTGACTCCGAACGCCTTGGCGAGCGCGTCCATCTGCTGCTGGTGTGCCGTCTGGAACTCGGTCAGCTTGCCCTCGAGCTCCTGGCGCTTGTCGCGCTCCTTGGCGAGGTCCGCGAGGATCGCGTCCTTGCCGCCCTTGCCGTCATCGGCGGGCGGCGTGTCCTTCGGCGGGTCCGCGGGAGGCGTGGGGGCAGGCGTCAGCTCCGGCGTGGGCGTCGGCTCCGGCGTCGGGGTGGGCGTGGGGTCGGCCATCTCGGCGTTCTCCTGTGATTGCGGGCGCCCCCTCTCGGGGCTTCCCTGTAACCCGCGGCGTCACGCGGCGGGGGTCATGTGATCCACCCGTAGAGCTTGAGTAGCCGGATCGCGTCGTCGCGGTCCTTGGCGAACTCGTAGATGCTCTCGGGCCTCAAGCGCACCAGCCGGGAGGGGTTGGCCCTGCGCCATGCTGCGCGCTTCGTGGTGCCGTAGGTGGTCGCCTTGACCTTGCGACCAAACACGGTCGGCGCATGTAGGCCGCTCGCTGAGTTGATTACGGCGTTGATGTCAGCGCCGTCGTTGATCGCCTGCGTCTCAGCGATGGTCAGGTCTTTGATGTAGCCCTTATCGAACGCCTCGCGCGGCGAGAACACGTAGCCCTCGTCGTG